AGCCCTGCTTCCTGATGGTAAACCCGTGTGGCCAGAATACTGGACCAAGGATGAATTAGAAAAAACCAAAGCATCTATTCCGGTTAACAACTGGAATGCTCAGTATATGCAACAGCCAACAGCTGAAGAGGGTGCTATTATTAAACGTGATTGGTGGCAGAACTGGGAAGAGAAAGAACCACCTAAGTGTGAGTTTATAATACAAAGCTACGATACAGCTTTTCTCAAAAAAGAATCTGCTGACTATAGTGCCATAACCACGTGGGGAGTTTTTGAAACCGAGGATCAGGGAATGAACATAATATTATTAAACGCTTTTAAGGATCGATATGAATTTCCAGAACTTAAAAAAGTGGCTCATGAAGAGTATCTGTATTGGCGTCCTGACATGGTAATAGTCGAGGCCAAAGCCTCTGGTATACCTCTGACGGCTGAATTAAGAGATATGGGAATACCCGTAATTAACTTTACGCCGAGCCGAGGAAATGATAAACATGCTAGGGTAAACTCAGTATCACCGCTGTTTGAGACAGGATTGATTTGGGCTCCTATGCACCAACATTTTGCTCAAGAGGTGGTGGAAGAGTGTGCATCATTTCCGCATGGAGATTACGATGACTATGTCGACTCTATGACCCAGGCGTTGATGCGTATTAAACAAGGTGGTTTAGTTCGTAATAAAGACTCTTACAAAGACGAACCACTGCCTGACAGGAGTAGATTAGAATATTATGGCTAGGAAACAGACATTAGATTTAATTTTAAAAACGTTTCAAGAATTAGGAGGAAACCTAAACGACGTTCTTGGAACTAGAACTAATATAAGTTTTTTAGGAAAAAGTAAGTCCCCAGAGTTGATGTTAGACACGGATATTAACGTTGACGCGTTAGGTGTATTACCACAATCAAAAGCAGTAGAAGAGTTAACCAGTTCTGTCGGGTATGCAGTTTCAAATAAATTAAATGATATTCAGGCTAACAAGCTGTTAGAGAACATGACTAAAATGAAAAATTTTTACATGCCACCTGCAGCGCCAGCTAACATTACAGATCTTCAAACAGGTATTAGAAACTTAGACCAAGAAGGTTTGATGTCTTTACGAGCAGAAGAAAAATTAGCTGATGATCTTGTTAAAAATGTATCTGACGCAGAAATAGAATTAAGAGGTAATTTTCCTAAAGCTTCTGATAAGGATATAAAAGATGCGGTTAGACTTGGTATTACAGATTTAGATGATCTACCACCACCAGGTTCACGTGGTGGACCAGAAGATATTTCAGCGCCATTTACAGGTGCAGGTTTAGAGGCAATCAAAAATGTCAAAGGTAGTAATTTAATTATAAACGATATTGTAAACAAAATTTATTTAAACGCTGGTGTTGCAGAAAATGCACAACCAGTTGTTAGAGCAAACGCTAGAGAATTTTTAAATAGAATAAAAAATTTATCTGATGAACCAGGTAATACAACTCTGTCTGATATCATGGAAGTAGATGATTTTAAATTTATGACTGAAGGTGGTGGCGGAGGAATGGGTGATCCATTGTTATTGGTACAAAAATATTTTGGACCAAAAGTTGCAGCAGCAGTTGCAAAACTTGACGGGCCAAATGAGATACAGTTATTTGCTGAGAGATTAGTTAGTGTAACAGATGATGCAGGTAGAACGATTACTGACAGAAGATTTAATCCAGAGACTGTTGACATAGATGACTTTGAATTTGCAGATGGTGGTAGAGTTCCATTTAGAAGAGGTGGTGGAGCTGATGCAAGATACATGAGAATAGAACCTAAGTTTTTAACTATGAAAGGAATATCAGAAGATCCATCATTAAAAGTTGGGGGCTTTGGTTTAGATAAACACGATATGTTTTATGACAAGTTTGGAAAGTTTTTAAATCCTTTGTATTATATGGAAAAATTTTTAGAAAAAGGAAATAAGATTAAAAAAGCTGATGGCGGCATAATTAGAAGAGATGGCTATATGGCCGGCATGTTAGTTAGAGGTGGCAAGATAGGTTATCAAGCTCTACGTAAATACGGTATTGAAGGTAAAGACATATCAAGATTATTTGCAAGTTTAGGATCTGACAAAAGTTTAGTCGGTAAAGAAAAGACAGCATACTTTCAACAACTACACAAAGTATTAAGAAATCCAGATGCATTTCCAGATGAGATTATGGACATACAAAAACAACTTGGTTTAGACGTAGGACTTGGATTTAGAAATGGTGGTCTTGCCGGCATCCTGGAGGTGTAATGGCCGTTAAGAGTAAACAAATTGTTAAAGACGCAAAAGGAAACCCTATTCCAGGTCTTTACAAAGTAACCTATACTGGAGGAACTGTTTCTTATACTAGAACTTATCAAACTAATTTTGAAAGAAAAACTGAGACATATAGTTCAAATGAAAAAGCAAAAGCAATAAAAGATCAATTAGCTTTTATAAGATCTAAACCAGAGTCAAGTCTATCAAAGATTAGAAACTACTTAGATGATCTTTTAAAAAAACCAGGACCTGTTTTTGTAAATCAAAATTCTTTAGCTAAAAAATTAGGTGTAAAACAAAGTGCTATTAGTCTTACATTAAAAGAACCAAAATATAGAAAAATTAAAATTACTCGAACCGATCTGCCTGCTGATTACGCTAAAGCAAGAGGGCAAGATGGAGAAGCTTTTGTTAAATATTTAAAAGACAATAAAATTTCTGATAGTGATTGGCTTAAAGATCAAAAAGGTGGAAATTTTAGATCTGCAACTTTTAGAAACTTTGAAGCTAGTATTAAAGAGTCCGAAAGAGTTAAAGCTATTCCTAAAGGATATATATCAGAGCAAGACTTATCTGAAAAAATATTTGATGGTAATAGATCTGAATTAAGTGAAAAAACAAAAACAGGTAAAAAAAGATTTAACGCTACTTTAGCAGAGGGAATAAAAAAACTTAATCCTATAGAGGGTAGATCTCCTGTCTCCTTCTTCCCTATTAATTATTATAAAAATCCTACAGAAAAACAATTAAAAAACTTAATAGATGTTTCAAGAGAATCTCAGCAAATTCAAAAAAGAACATTAGAAAACATAAATACTATTTTAAAAGACAAACAAATAAAAAATTTATTTACAAATTTTTCTCAAGGCGACTCTCTTCCTTCTTGGGACAGGATGAAACAAATCTATACAAAACAAGGATTGACTTCTCCAAGTAATAATACAATGGCTACTGCTGTTGTTCAGTTAGCAAGAGTTTTACAGGGCAAAGGAAGAAAAGGAACTGAGGGCTTAAAAATAAATGTAAATAAAAACGCTGGAAAAACTTTACTCGTTAAAATGTCAGAGGGAAGTATGTTTGGAAACCCTTGGTCAGCAGCAGCACAAAATGAAGTTTATAATGTTATTGATGAAAGACTTGGAAGAAACGTAGGAACTTTTCAAAAATTTAGAAGAGATGTTAAAGATATTTTAAGAAAAGAAGGAATCCCATTATATGCCGGAAAAGGAACTACTGGTTTTAATTTAAATGAAGTTTTAGGAACGAGAGCTCAAGTTAAAAATGAAGCGTTTCCATATACTCAATTTGTTGATTTAGCTGAAGGAGAGTTTAATCAAAAAGAATTAAATTATTTTCAAAAAAAATTAGGTAATAGACAAAAAGCTGTTGTTGATGCATTAAAAAATAACAACATTGACGAGGCTAAAAACATAATAAAAGATTTTAGAGATACAAGAACAGACCTGTCTAAAAAATTTAAAAACGCTAATTTAGGAAATATCTACATGTCAGAAGAATATTTGTCTGGCTTAGGTAAAAAGGTATCTGGAAACTATAAGGGAGATGCTTATGTTAAAAATCTTTCTCAAATTTATAATGAAATGGATTTAAAAAATTGGAAAGAATCTTACGGACTAGATTTAGAAAAATACGCTAGGACTAGCGGAGTGAATCTAGATGTTAGAGGAGGCAGACCTATAGAGCAAGTTTTAGATCCTGCGTACAGAACTACACTTGTAAATAATTTGTCGAATATAAGAAAAGAGTTTGAAAAAAATACCGGTAATATTTGTAATATTTTTGGAACTCGTAGTTTTGAAAAAGGTGGTTATGCTGGGGGATGCGTTGGTCAATTTGATGAAGCTATACAAAAAAATCCACAAGGACTATTTCAAAAAGTTTTAAACTTTGCAAAATCACCAGGCTTTAAAACATTTAGTGTAGCAGGACTTGCTGGTGGAGCTGCGGCTGCACTTGTAAAAGAATTTAAAAACGACGATCCAACAACTTATTTATCAAATGAGGATCAGCAAAAAAGTATGTTGGTTGATATGGTAACACAGCCTATTTCAGAAGATATGACAAGACCAGATATTTTAGATTATCAACTACCAGCGGTGGGAGCATCCCTTGCTGCATCGACGGCACTTGGTGCACCATCAACAATCAAAGCTAGTAGATCAAGAGGACTAGGTGTTGAACAAAAAGGATTAATAAGAACTGGTGGAAGAGTATTAGGTAGAGGTTTAGGTATTGCAGCATCACCTGGAGTATTAGCACCACTAGCTGCATTAGATATTACAAGACAAGTGTCTGAAGGAGATTCACTAGCAGATATTGCAACAGACCCTATCAACTATACATATCCAATATTTGCTGAACAAACACCAAGATTAACGAGAGGACTACCTTCAGCTTTTAGAAAATTTGCTAGTCTAGGTCTGTCTAAACCAGCACTAAGATTATTGTCTAGAGCAGGTATAGCTGGACTTGGTGCATCATTAGCAATACAAGGAATAGGATTATTAGATGACTAAAAAATTAACAACTACGATACCACCTCTTAGAGGTCCTCACCCACAGGGGTTGAATGTTCCTGGAAAAAAGACTATAGTGGTTTCGAACT